CCTTCCTTTTCACCTCTTTCTTTCCAATAGGTATAGCATATCACAGGATTGTGTATACAATAATCAAATAAATGGTCTATAGGTTTCTGTATTCTTACATCTAAATCTAAATAAAGTATGGTCTCGCCTTCATTTGCCTTTATTTGAAAAAGTTTTAGCTTCTCCATATTGCCAGCAGGCTCGTGTTCCATATAAATAATACCGATATCGGGGTGTAAATCTTTAGGATCGTCCGTAACGCATATATAATTGAACTTACCCTCGGTATGCTCATATATTGCATTTACGTCTTTTGCACTATATTTAGTGCCATATTTTAAAGTCAAAATAGTTTTCATTTCAATATCATTTTATTTATAAATAAGAGTATAAGAGAAATAGAGGTATAGATGGCTACTGTACAGAATATAGTAATAGATCAAGGAACGACGTTCAGTCTAGATATAACGCTGACTAACGACGACGGAACTGCTAAGGACTTAACTTCTTACACGCCAACTAGCCAACTGCGTAAACACTACTCCAGCACAACATCAACCGACTTTACAGTAGCCAAGGTTGACAATACAGGAGAAATTACGTTGTCTCTATCGGCAACACAAACTGCAGGACTAAAAGAAGGCAGGTATGTGTACGATGTCGAAATAGCAAGCTCATCTGAAACATTAAGGGTTTTAGAAGGGCTAGTAACAGTAACGCCAAACGTAACGAGGTAAAATATGGGAGTTAAAGTAACAGTAGGAACTAGCGCGAATAGGGTAGTGACTTCAACTACTTCTCAATCCCGTACTCAAACATCTACAACACTAGATGGCTTAGAAGGAGTAGACACTACTGGCGTGCAAAACGGTTACACATTAGTTTATGATAGCACTAACGGGAAATGGGAAGCGGCTCCGGCCAGTAATCTTTCCGTAAACGTTACTGCAATTGATGGTGGCACATTTTAGTATAAAATTAGACCAATATTCAATAGGAGAAAATAAATGGCAACAACTATTCAGATTAAAAGAAGTACAGGGTCTACGGCCCCAGGTACCTCGGATCTAGTTGAAGGCGAATTAGCGTATGCTGAGGATCGTACTGGTGACGGTGCATCCGCCAAGCTTTACATCTCATCTATAGATAGTGGCGGTAACGAGGTTGTACAAGAAGTTGGTGGTAAATATTACACTGATTTATTGGATAACGCTACAAATGCTAATACAGCATCAACAATCGTAAAAAGAGACGGCAGTGGTAATTTTTCCGCAGGCACAATTTCATACGGTTCATTAAGCGACGGAACTATAACAGTTACCGCGTTTGTTGATGAAGATAACATGGCTTCTGATAGTGCTACTTTAGTACCAACTCAGCAGTCTGTTAAAGCATACGTAGACTCACAAGTTACAGCACAAGATGTTGATGTAGCAGGTGACTCTGGAACAGGATCAATTACTGATTCAGAAACCTTTACTATTGCAGGTGGGACTGGTCTCACAACTGCAATGTCAGGCAATACACTTACGGCGACATTGGATAATACAGCAGTTACAGCAGGATCATATGGTTCTACAACAGCTGTTCCTATCCTAACTATTGACGCACAAGGACGTATTACAGCAGCTACTACAGGAACAATTGCAACTTCATTTACAGTTGCAGCGGACTCCGGTTCAAACGATGTAGTCGCAGGTGGTGAAACACTAACATTCGCTGGCACAGCTAACGAAATCGAAACAACAGTTTCAAACAATCAGATACAAATTGGATTACCTACTAACGTAACAGTTGGAAACAACCTTACAGTTTCAGGTAACTTAACTGTATCAGGAACAACTACAACAGTTGATTCCACAACATTATCCGTAGCAGACCCGCTAATCTCATTAGCAACAGGTAACAATTCAACTGACGCAGTTGACATTGGACTATTCGGATTGTATGACACTTCCGGTTCACAAGACTTATATGCAGGTTTCTTTAGAGACGCATCTGATTCTGGTAAGTGGAAGTTATTTAAAGACTTACAAGCAGCACCAACAACCACTGTTAATACAAGTGGAACAGGTTATGCAGTAGGTACTTTAGTATCAAATCTTGAAGGAAGCGTATCAGGCGGTACAGTATCTGGCTTGTCATCAGACATAGCAGTAGCAGATGGTGGTACAGGAGCAGGTACATTCACAAGTAATGGTATCCTTTTCGGTAACGGAACGGGTGCTTTACAAGTAACAGCAGCAGGCTCAGAAGGACAAGTTCTTCAGGCAGGCTCAGGTGGTACTCCGGAATTCGGCGGAATTGACGGGGGTACATACTAATCTTAATTGAAGGTAAAGTGAAATGGATGAAAAATTAATTAATGAATATATCAATAATCTTGTTTTACAAGTTAATACAGTAACTCAAGAATCTATAGTATTGAAAACTAGATTACAAGTAATGGAGAAGGAAAAGAATAGATTGGCAGAGACCAACAAAGATTTACAGGAAGAACTCGACGCTCTAAAGTTTCAAAAACAAGAGGAAGAGAAAGAAAGTAAACCACAAGTGGAAAATGTCAAAGAGGAAGAAACACTAGAGGAAGATAAAACTCCGAAGTTCGTAAGAGAACCTAGGCCTAAAGGTTATAATCCAAAAGTAGATGGCCCTCGTAAACTTGTTCCTAATCCGGAATATACAAATTAAATTTAAGGAGCAATCATGGCAACAGTAATCAAACTTAAGAAATCAGAAACGGCTAGTAGCACGCCTACTACCTCTGATATCGTAGTGGGTGAAGTAGCCATTAACACAGCCGACCAAATAATGTATGTCAGAAATTCTTCTGATGCAATTGTTAAGGTTGCTAACTTTACTGAAAAGGATCAATCGTTGGTATTCCCAACAGGCGATTACGGTTCAGTTGCTAGCAGTCTTTCAACAGATGCATTTGGACAATATTTAGATCAAATATATGATTTAAATTCTGCTATACAATATAGGCTAGCTACTGAAGATTTAGGTTCAAATAGTTCAATATAGGAGACGACAATGGCAGTAACAGTACAATTTAGAAGAGGCACCGGAACACAAAACGATGCCTTTACAGGTGCAGTTGGTGAATTGTCGATTAACACTACCAACAATTCGGTTAGAGTACACGACGGCAGTACACAAGGTGGACATGAGCTTATGAAAGCTGATGCCACTAACATTGATGGAAATATAGCAAGTAGCCGTATTTCTGGAACAATAGTAGCAGATTCCATGGAAGATGGATCTAGCATAGACGGTGGAACTTATTAGAGGAGAAATAAATGCCAACACAAGTACAATTTAGACGTGGGACAACCACTCAAAACGCTAGCTTTACAGGTGCTGTTGGAGAGATTTCAGTTGATACAGATCTAGATACCATCCGCGTCCATGATGGTAGCACTGCAGGCGGGTTTAGACTCGCTAAATATTCCGAGATAACAACAGGGGATATTACAGGTGTTACAGCAGGGACAGGCCTTTCAGGAGGCGGTTCCTCAGGTGACGTAACTGTCAATTTATCACATTTAGGATTAGAGAGTTTATCCGATCCTGACGCAGATAGATTATTCATGTGGGACGATAGTGCAGGCGCAGCAGCATTTGTTGCTGTAGGTACAGGCATAACACTTGCCGGTACAAGCATGTCTATTGGCCAATCAGTTGGTACATCAGATAACGTACAATTTGGTAACCTAGTTCTCTCAGGAGACTTAACGGTTAATGGAACAACAACATCCGTAAATACAACGAATACTAATGTTACAGATGCATTACTAGAATTAGGTAACGGTACATCGGGTACACCCAGCAACGATGCTGGTATTGTAATTGAAAGGGGTTCAGCAGATAACGCATTCATCGGGTTTGATGAAAGTGCAGACAAGTTTCTTGTAGGTACTGGTTCATTCACAGGTGCAAGCACTGGTAACTTAACAATTACAACAGGTACTCTTGTAGCAAACTTAGAAGGTAATGTAACAGGAGCATTAACAGGTAACGCAGACACGGCATCTACGTTAGCAACAGCAAGAACAATTTCATTAGGTGGTGACCTTAGTGGGTCAGCATCGTTTAATGGAGGAGCCGATATAACATTAACAGCAACTATAGCAGCCAATAGTGTTGCTTTAGGAACAGATACAACAGGAGATTATGTCCAAGCTCTAGTAGCAGGAACAGGTATTACACTTGCCAACAATAGTGGCGAGACAGCAACACCTACTATTACTGGACTAGCGGTATATGACTCTGGCGGATCATTGCTTAACTAAGGAATGAAGAATGGCTTTAGGAAGTAGACAAGATTTACAGGACTACGCACTACGTAGATTAGGGCATCCTGTAATAGAAATTAATGTTGATGAAGGTCAACTCTCGGATCGTGTAGACGATGCTCTTCAATTTTTTCAAGAGTATCACTTCGATGGTGTGGAGAAGACCTTTGTTAAACATCAAATAGTAGGAAGCAAATTAAAATTAACTGCAAATCTTGCTACTAACTTTACCGAAGGCGAAATAATCACAGGCGGAACGTCCGGTGCAACTGCAATAGTCGACAGTGCAGATTCCACGGGACAGTTCATAGTTATTGAGCAGGTTAAATCCGGCACGTTCCAAGCCTCTGAAACAGTAACAGGCGCTGAAAGTGGCTATACAGCTACATTAGGTGCTACAGATCATTATACAAAAGGGGATATAGAAAACGGTTATATTCCTATTACTGACCAAATATTAGGCATTACAAGAATGTTTAACTTTGGCGGTGCAGCTAGAAACAATACAAAAGATGGAGAATTATTTGATCTAATGTATCAATTTAGAATGAATGATTTGTATAATTTAATGGGCGCAGACATGATATATTATACTGTCGTCCAATCTCACCTAACGACGTTAGAAAAACTTTTAACAGGTGACAGACAAATTAGGTTCAACAGGAAAACTAATAAACTTCATGTAGATACAGATTGGGATAGGACATTTAATGTAGGAGATTACATAGTAGCAGAAGCATACGCTATTGTAGATCCTGCAACATACGCAGAAGTGTATGATGATATGTTTCTTAAAAAATATGTTACTGCATTATTTAAAAGACAATGGGGCGAGAACTTGAAAAAATTCCAAGGTATTCAAATGCCAGGTGGAGTAACTTTAAACGGAGAAGGAATATATCAAGAAGCCGTACAAGAGATACAGCAGATAGAACAAGAGATGCAACTCAAATACGAACTTCCGCCCTCATTCATGATAGGGTAGATAGATGCCAGTAAATAATTTTTTTCAGAATGGCAAAGGAGTAGGCTCAACAGGCGAACAACGTTTGATTGAGGACTTAGTCATTGAAAGTCTGAAAGTTTATGGACATGATATCTTTTACTTACCCAGAACAATAGTAAACAAAGACACAATATTTGATGAGGATGAACTATCAAGGTTTACACAAGCATATCCTCTCGAAATGTATATTGAAAATGTATCGGGGTTCGAAGGACAAGGCGATATATTTGGTAGATTTGGTTTAGAAGTTAGAGACCAAGTAACATTTGCATTGGCCAAACGCAGATGGGAAGACATGGTATATACACAAGGCGGTGTATTTACACAAGAAGCAAGGCCTAGTGAGGGAGATTTATTATTTTTTCCTTTAACTAAATCTCTATTTGAGATTAAATACGTAGAATTTCAAAATCCATTCTTTCAACTTAATAAGATATATACTTATAGGTTGGTTTGTGAATTGTTTGAATACAGTTCAGAAGATTTGGATACGGGTATTACAGAAATAGATGCTATTGAAACTAAATACTCACAAGACTTATTAGAATATCAGTTCCAAATGGAAACAGGAGAACTGTTATTGTTAGAAGACGGAGGTTCATTAATTAAAGAGGACTTCTCAACTAACATAGAACCAATAGACAATACGGACTTTAGTAACTTATTAACAGTCGAAGGTATATTAGACTTTAGTGAGAACAATCCGTTTGGAGAAATAGGCGGATGAAGATAGAACACTTAGAAAAAATAAATGCAAGTTATTTTAAGCATTTCAAATACTCTGTATACTTAGGTTCTATATCATTACTTGTAGGACTTATGAGTCTTATACACGCAGTTATACCTTGGGTGTTCGTAGAAACACCTTATAAACTAACTAAATATCAGATAAAGTTAGCAGAAGAGGCATTTGGATTAGGAAAGTAATATGTTTAAAAATACAACATTTTATCACAGTCATATAAGAAAAGCCATTATTGCCTTTGGAACTATATTCAATAACATAAACATTGAACGTAAAAATAGTGCAGGAGCAATTGCACAAACATTAAGAGTACCACTAGCGTACTCAACAAAACAAAAATTTATAACAAGAATTAATCGTGTTCCTGATTCAACAACTCGAGGGGAAGTTGCAATGACACTTCCTAGAATGGGTTTTGAAATAGATGGAATACAATATGATCCTACTAGAAAAACAACAGCTATTCAAAAGAACAAAGCAGTTGGTGTAGGTGATGATACAAATACAGTTAGAACCGTGTTTAATTCTACGCCATATAACATGAATTTATCTTTATATATATTTGCGAAGAATCAAGAAGATGGATTACAAATTGTAGAACAAATTTTGCCTTACTTTAATCCTGACTTTAATGTAACAGTTAATGATTTACCAGAGTTAGGAATAAAGAGAGACATAAAAATAACATTAGATAACGTAACGTATGAAGATGATTATGAAGGAGACTTTGCTAGTAGATTAGCAATTATTTGGACACTTAATTTTAAGATGACACTTAATTTCTATAGCAATGTTAATAACGTGGGAGTGATAAAGAAAGCTATTGCAGATGTATTTAACGATCCTGCAATGACATTAGTTAGAACGAATACATCTAACAGGGAACGATTAACAGTTTCCGTAAACCCAGAGTCAGCCACACCTTCAGACGATTATACGTTCCTGGAGACCTTTGATGCCGAATTCGAATAACCCTTTTGACTCTTTAGATAAAACATTTAATACTAAAGAAGTTACTAAGGCACTAGAAAAAAATTTAAAAGAACTTAAAGAGAAGGAAAATCTTCCCGATATTGCTATGTCCGACGATGATAAAGCTAAGTTAAGAGTAGTACAAAGAGACCAGGACTATGAATACGCTAGGTCAATATTAAAACAAGCAGAGCAATATAATGCTGAGGCAATAGAAGGTATATTACATATAGCAAGGAACTCTGACCAACCTAGAGCATATGAAGTAGCAATTACAGCAATTAAAAACTTACAGGATAATGCAAAGGATATGATTGCAGTACAGGAAGCACAAAAAAGAATAGAGAATGAAGACAGTAAAGGCAAACCAATACAAACACAAAACAATTTATTCGTAGGAAGTACGAAGGACTTATTAAAGGCAATTAAAAAAGAACAAGAACCAATTGATATAACACCAGATGGCACAGACTGAACAAACATCATATCACGGTAATCCGAATCTAAAACCATTAGCTTATCAACATGATTTCTCAGAAGAAGAAATTAAAGAGTATGTTAAGTGTAAGGATGATCCTGTATATTTTATAGAAAAGTATGTAAAAATTATTACACTTGATAGAGGTTTACAACCATTTAAATTATACGACTGCCAAAAAAGAAAAGTAGATTGTATAATGAATAACAGACGTGTGGTGTTAATGGAAGGACGTCAGCAAGGTAAAACAGTTACATCAGCAGCCTGTATATTACATTACACAATATTTCAAGAAGATAAAACAGTAGCTATTATGGCAAACAAATCTTCAGCAGCAAGGGAAGTATTAAACAGATACCAAATAATGTATGAGAACTTGCCTATATGGATGCAACAGGGTGTTAAAGTATGGAACAAAGGTGATGTAGAACTAGAAAACAATAGTAAAGTATTAACAGCAGCAACAACAGCAGCAGCCATTAGAGGTAAATCTGTAAACTGGTTATATATTGATGAGGCAGCAATCATACCTAATAACATAGCAGATGAATTTTTTACTTCTGTTTATCCTACTATTTCTGCTGGTGAAACAACAAAGATACTTCTAACATCAACTCCGTTAGGTTATAATCATTTTTGGAAATTCTGGAATGAGTCTGAGAAAGGAGAAAACGGATTTGAAAATATGTTTATTCCTTACTATGAGATACCAGGAAGAGATGAG